TCCAATAGACATACTATCTAACGGCTTCAAAGTGAGAAACACTCTGGTGAGCACGAATAACAGCGTATTCGTCTACGCCGCCTTCGCCGAATCGCCCTTCCAATACGCCCGCGCACGCTAATGGAAATACTTCTATGGATTCCGCTGGTGTTACTCGCAGTCGTAGTTGTCGCCTGCCAAGTTGGTTACAGCGGACCGCCCTCGTAGTGAACACGACTTCTGGGCACCGCCCCATGTAACACCGCACCACCAGCCATGTTCCTTCTAGACGGCAAGCCACTGTCTCCCGACGTGGCCTTCACTGATGTCCACGGGATTCTCCGGCCCGCCAACTTTTTGCGCTTAGCGACGCCTGAAGAGCGCGAGCAGGCTGGGGTCACAGAAGTGCCTGACCCTCCGACCTGGGACCAGAGATTTGCATGGGGCTACTCAGAAGACGGCAGCCTGATCTGGAAGGATCACGGCCAGCTCGTTGAGCAGTGGGTGGCGCAAACCCGCCAGACCGCCAACACCCTGCTGCAGCCCACCGACTGGATCATCATCCGCGAGGCCGATAACGGCAAGGTCGCTGACCCGGTGATCAAGACCTGGCGCGAGCAAGTACGCCTGGCAGCAGGCAGCAAGGTCTACGAGATCGAGCACACGGTGGATACGCCTGCTCTGGCTGCCTACATCACAGGTGCTGACTACCCAGCGTGGCCCTCGCAGGACTCAGCGCCGGCGCCTGCACCTGAGGACACAATCACCTTCAGCGGTGGAGCAACGAGCGCTCAGATCATTGGCTGAAGCCTGGAACTGCGGCCTCAACTCGGTACTCTGCTTATAGCTTTTGCAGCACCGTGCTTGAGGTCGCATCTGTTGTTGGGGTAGCCGCGACAGGCGCCCTATGGAAGATGGCCGTAGAGCACGGCTCCATGAAGCGCGGGATGGACGCAATCCTTAGCGAGGTGAGGATGTTGAGGTCTGAGCTGCAGAAGGACATACGTGTACTGGAAGACGACCTACGTGATCACGAGGTGCGCATCCGCACGCTTGAGCAAACACACTTGCCAGGTGTCAAGGATTAAGTAGGGTTGGGCGAGCCGCTCTTCAACAGTGGATCGCATCAGTGATTACGTTGCTCTTGCAGTAGCAATCCACGGTGTTGCACTGGTCATCGTGAACATGACCCCAACGCCTAAGGACAATGAAGCGCTGAGCAACTACCGCAGGCTTGCGGTCAAGCTCTATCGAGCTGTTGAGGTACTGGCTGGCATCGTCAGCCCTCTGGTGAAGAGGTAGGCCGTGCAGCCCTTCGTTGTCGGCCAGGAGCTGGAGTTCAGGCAGGAAGCAACCAAGCGGACGTTGCTCGACCTGTTTGAGTCGGAGGACTGCGAGGGGCTATTCAACGCAGCCATGCTGTTGAACAGCCTGTGGCACCAGCAGACGGCTATCGCTCGGTGGTTTGCCAATGAAGCAGCGGAGAACCTGGGTGAGGCCTGGGAGGCCCACAGAGCTAGGTGATCATCTTGGTCTGGTAGTTGGGGTCAGTCTCATCCAGGTGACACTCGGGGCCAAAGCCTGTGGCCAGCAGCTCTTGTGAAAGGTTGGGCCGCATTTGTTCAATAGGCTCCTCCCTTGTTAAAGGTTCGGCCTTTTTGCTGACACGTGCTTGGTCTGCCGCTTCAAGCGAAGCGATCCAGCTGTCGTAGGCCTCACGAGAAGGGATCTTGGCCGGGAGCTTCAGCCACTTCCGCGTTTCCTTGGGGCAACGGAAGAACATGCTGGCCCCGTTGGTGTAGGCGATGTAATACCGCCCGTTCCAGTCCACACCTGTTTCGATGTTGGTGTAGACGCTGAGGTGAAGTCGTTCTCTCTTCATGGCTTGCAGGTGAGATACCAGCCGCCAGAGCCACCAGGCCCAGTTCTTGCGGCTGTAGGCAATCCCGGCCCCCTTGGTGTTGTTGGCGTAGCCGCCGCCGACAAGGGATGCCTCGCCGTTCGGATCGTTGTGGATCCAGGCAATGTCCGTGTAGCCGATCACGACGGACCAGTGGCCGCTGCCGCTGGGGCTGGAGACAGGGCCCTTATGCAGCCAGCCAACAGCGACAGGCCGGCCAGCATCAATCTCTTCCTCCAGCTTCTTGGGGTTGCCATCGGTGTGGAAGTCAGCCCGCAAGCCAAGGGAGCGCAGTGCTGCCAGCTGTGCCTGTGCGCTGGTGGTGTCGCCGTACTTCTGGCGGATGGCGTTGTAGGCGTCATCGCCAACGACCTTGCCCCAGAACATGGCGAGCATGGCGCAGCTGGAGGAGAAGCACTCGCGGTAACCAGTGCCGCTCTTGTTGTCGTTCTGGCTCTGCCACCGGACATTCAACGGGTTGCGGGTAACGGCCTCCCCTTGAACAGGGCGCCGCTGGCGCATCAACGCAATCAGGCGGTCGGCATAGCTTGGGTTGGTTGCATACCCCTGGCGTTGCAGTTCACGTGCTGCGGTCTCCCGGCAGCTGGCAATGTTGACCCCGCGGTAGGTCTTGCCGTTGGCGGTGAAGTCCCGATGCCAGCGGTCAACGAGGTACTCAACGCATTCGCTGAGGCTGCGGAAGTTGAGAAACTCATCGGTGATGGTGATGGTCTTGCCGTTCACCACCTCCTGCGTCTTCTGAGCAGTGCCAGGCCCCTTCAGCCCGAAGTAGTTATGGCGTCCGCTGGTGTGCTTGCCCCAGCCGCTTTCCAGGGCCCACTGGGCTGCAACCAGCTCGGGGAACTTGGCGCCTGAGTTCTTGGCTGCGAGCTCCACACCTTCCCAGGTATTGGGTACATCAACGATGGGTGTGCGCCAGGTCTGCACCCAGTCGGCTGACTCACTCAGCAGGCAGGGGTCGGCCTCGTTGATGTGTTGGCCAAGCTTGCGGATGGCATCGACTTGGTGCTCCAGGCCCTTGTAGTTGTCCCAGAACTGGATCCACCGCTCGGGCGTGAACTGCACTTCCTTGATCCCCATGGCACAAAAAAGAGGGGTCGCTGCAACCCCTCCACGATCTCCCCTTTGTTGAGGTTAGGCAATGCTTGCCAGTGTTGCAGTAGGTGGGGCTGCTGAAACAGCTGCGTCTTCGGGCTCAAGGATCACGCAGCCGTCCTCAATCACAACCTTCACAAAGGTTCCAGGTTTCATGTTGCACTGCTCGGTATAGCAACGGCCAACAGGGACCAGCCCCTTGGGGCCAACCTTTAGGCGGAACGTGGGCTCTTTGCCGGGGCGCTCGTCAGGCACAGGGTCACCGATCACGAGGCCATGCCGTTGCGATACCCGTAGTAACCAGCACCCTGGATGATGGCGCCTTCATCAGTGCCAGCACGCTCCTGGATGTAAGCAAGCAATTCTTGCCCTTTCAGCTTCGCCATGAGAATGACAGTTGTACGGTGTCAAGCTTACTACTTAAACCACGTCTTGGGATCACTGAACGTTGCGGCAGTCGAAATACCACCAAGGATTGCGTTGCCAATGACAGAGCCTGCGCTTGGTCCTGCAATAGCGGTCGGCGCGATGTACTTGGGACGCAGGCCTGCAACAGGCTTCAGCGGATCGAAGAACGTCTGCTCCCTGTACTTCGTCGTTGCCTCATCAAATGCTTGACGGGTCTGCAGCTGCAGGCTCTTCAGCTCACGGCCGTATTGCTTCTCGGCCAGCTGGAAGCTGGGGATGGTCAGCGATTCCATCTGAGACTTCGCCAGGCCGTAGTCAGACACGTACCTGGCATTGGTGTATTTGATCTTGTCGGTCTCGTCCTGCATCGTCAGCGCGTACTGGCTGAGCTGACGAGACACGTCGTTCTTCATCGCGCTGTTCAGCAGGCCCAGCTTCACGTCGCGGCTGGTAGCCCGCTGATCAAGTTCGGCCCATGTGCGGCCGAGCTGCTGAGCGGCCTGCACCGCCAGCTTGCGAGAGGTGTTGCTGCCTCCCTGGCGGGCACTGGCTACGGCCTTGGCTTCGCTGTCCTTGGCCGCGGCTGACAGCACGTTCAGCTGCCAGCCCAGGTAGTCACGCTGCTCCTCCAGCGCCAGGCTGGCAAGCAGCTCCTGCGTGTCGGTCGTGAGCTTGGCAACCGTGGCATTGCTCTGCAGCGCTGTCTGGTTGATGTTCTGCATGTACTGGCGCACCGCCTCCGTGCTGTCGGCCGCCAGCTTGTTGGTCGTGTACTGGTAGTCCATCCCGACCTGAGTGGCACGCAGCCGCTCCTCGGTCACGAACTTGTCGTAGAGAGCCTGGCTGTTGATGGCCAGGTTCTCCGTGGCTGAAGAGATCAGCTTGGCGCCATAGGTGGCCTGATCCAGGGCCGTCTGCTTCTCGTTGAAGCGCAGCTGCTCGATGCGAGCGCGATCCCAGTACCACTGGGTCACGTCTCGCTTCTTCTGAATCTGGTATTCCTGCCGGGCCCGCTTGAACTGAGCTTTGGCTATGCGCTCTTGCTCAGCATTTTGCGCGTCTGCTGCAGCCTGTTGGCTTGATGATCCGAAAATGCTCTGAGCAATTCCTATGCCAAGGAAGGCTGCATCGTCCCAACCGAAGGCCATTAGTTCAAGCTCTTGCTGCGATTAGTGTAATTGCCCTCCCATGAAGCACCAGTGATCGTCACCGGGAGCCAGCTGCTACTTTCAATCGTCACGCTGCATTGCGTATTGCGTGAATAAACAGGAACACGAAACCTGCCATTCTCAAGCACACTTGTCTCTGTGCTGATCAAGTTGTTCAGCACGTTGAGCCTGCGGCTGCGGAACTGCTGGCGGCTGTCATTCGCCCTGTTCAGGCGACGCACAACAACTTCGTACTCACCAGTCTCTTGATGGTGGGTGGTCCAGGTCGCAACCTGCAGTCGCCCATCCAGATCGCCAATGATTCGACTTCTGGCCTGGTCCTTCTCAACGGTGTACGGGGTGCTGAACTCGTACTCCATCGTGTAGGTGCGGCCAAAAGAGATCTTGTCTCCGGTGTAGTCGCCCCGTTCTGTGCAGACGATGGTTGTGCCAGTGGTTGCAATGCCGAGCTGTAGCCCCTTCAGCCGGCTGTTGTCGAACCTGATCACAGCCTTGGTTTCACCCTGCATCTGATACGGCAAGGTGAACGTTGTCAGGTTCGTAGCGGCGCTGTAGCTGGCAGTGATGTTGTCCGTAAGTGCAACGTTCGCATTGCACTCGGGGTAGTTGACCTTTCGATCCAGCAGGATCTCTGGCTCGGTAGTGACCCGCAGCTCATCAATCGACAAAGTGCAGTTGTAGGTGCCATCCGGGTAGGTCATGACCAACCACAGATCGCCGTCGAGGAAGCGCATGTAGCGGATGTCCCCGTCAAACGTCCACTCACTCCAACTGGCCTGGGATTTAGCAGTACCGCCGCCTGTCGCCTGGTACAGGTACTTGTAGATGAACAGCTTCTTGCCTTGTAGATGAACAGCTTCTTGCGATCATCTGGCGAGCTGCACAAGAAGTAGTCAAGGCTTTCGTCAACGTCCCAATGCGTTGCAATACCCTTGATGTACTTAGGAGCGTGCAGACTGATGTTGAGGCTGCTGCCCAGGTTCAAGCCCAACCTGCGCTGTTGGTTGTCAACAAACTGGTACTCCCGGAAGTTGGTGTATCCGGCTTCCTTGGTGGAGAAGATGATCGTCGGTCCTGCGATCTTGGGCCGCAGGTAGGGGTTCATCTCGATGTTGGTCAGGCGCAGGATCGTGGCGGTCCTGGGCGTCAACACGTCAACGTCAGCCGCCCTCACCTGGAACTGACTGGACTGGCTGAAGGCCAGCAGGGATTCATCGATAGGGAGCAGCCAGTTCAGCTCCTCCCCTCGCTCCGAGCTCGCTCTTACGTCAAACGAGTCGGTGTCTAGGAGCTGGGTCGAGGTCTTCTGGAAGAAACGGAACGGCTCGTCAGTTGCGCTGAACATGACCGCCTGCCCAGCGCACACCGCATAGCGACCGCGAAACAGCACGTGGTCCCTGATCTTCTGCCCAACAAAGGCTGGCGTTTCAACCGTGGTCGAGTTGCCTGTATCCCGCTCAGACCACTTGGGGAACGTGAAGCTGTAGGTCGTTGGGCCAACAGTCAATGAACGAGTGGCCCCATCCGCTGGGCCGACAAACACCACGTTGGTATCCCTGCGGTAGATCACCAGCGGCATGGTGTCCACGTTGAGTTTGTACTGCTGGCCTGGCTGGGTCACCTCCTGCCAGTTACCAGGGCCAATGTTGACGGTGGGATCGTCAGTAGAGAACTGCACCCAATAGTCATCCAGGTTGTCCCCAGGGTTGGAGTCCACCTGCAGGATCATCCCGTTGTACGCCTGGGTGGGAAGCTGACTGACCGTTGTGACCTTGCCCTTGATTGCCCTGGCCAGCGTGTTGCTGCGGCCGTCGTCAATGCTGATCGTGAAGTCGCTGCCGTCTGTCTTCTTCACGTAGACAATCGGACCCACCTGGGTCACGGTGAACCCGCTGACTGCGCCGATAGTGCTGGCCAGGTTGTTGGCGACCAGCGTGGTGCTGATCGTGTTCGGCGTCGCCGTAGCGGCTGGCGTGGTGTAGGCAGTCAGAGCTGTGCCGTTCAGTGTCACCCGATAGGTGATCTCATAGGCAACACCCTGAATGAACAGCATGGCCTCGTTGACCTTGGCGGCCTTGGTGGCGGCATCCATCGCCGTCACCTTCTCCCGGTTCAGCAGCAGGCCAAGCGGGCCACTGTTGATAAAGACGTACTTGTCGCTGAACTCCGATCCAGCGTTGTAGAGGTAGCCGGTGTTGGCAATGTCGATTGCGCCAGGCGAGGCCGACACGCTCAGCCCAGTCCCGTGCACATCCAGAGCAGGGGCTGCGCCGTTGTTCATCAGCTGCAATTTCATCCCAGATCCGCTGGGATACAACATCAGGCTGTAGGTCTCCCCTTGGGTGACCTGCATGAACTCCATGAAGAAGTCCGTGACCGGGCTGGAGTTCACCCTGGCCACGTACTTCGTCGGTCTGCGTTTGGTCAGACCTTCCACCGGAGAGCTCCAGGCATTCACCTGCTTCTCGGCTTGACCCACCTGACGCAGGTGGGCAGGTTGCTGGCTGATGCCCTGGGTCAACGAATCAACGTTGGCCTGCACCAGGCTTGCTGGCACCTCACGCCGAGGGGTCAGCCGAGACTTGGAACGCATCAGACTCTCCGGTAGTTGACACCCTCTGCAGGGATGTAGCCAAGGCCTTGACCAGCACCCCGGTCATTGCCCCAAAGCAGATTGTTATTGAGCTGCCGCTCCTCATCCCTGATCAACATGGCGCGGGCGTACTCCTCGTCTTGGACGGTGTACGCGTAGATCGCGTTGCTATTCAGGTAGCGGTCGGCATAGATCCGGGCCGCACGGATCGTGATGTACTGCTGCGCTGCATGGGGCAGTTCATCCCAGGACAGCCTGGTGACAATCCGGTCCACATACAGCGGTGACATGCCGGTCACCCCAAAGTTGAACTTGCGCTGCAGCCTGTCGTAGACACGGTTACCCCGTGCCACGTACTGCATGTTGGGGTAACGGGCTGGCGAGAACTGCACCGACAACGCGCTGCTGATGATGGGAAACTCATTTGAGCCATTCATCTGCAGCGGCACTTCGCTGTCGGTGTTCCACGACCAGCCTTCCGCCTGTACGTCACGTTCAACTTCACCCAACACCTTGCGGGCCAGGGCGCTGTCCGTGATCTCGTTGACGCTGATGTCACTGAGGCGATCAATGGGCGCCTCCCCGATGACGGACAGCAGCGTGTTGATCGCCTCCAGCTCAGTCATCAGCTCACTCGCAGCAGAACATCAGCGCCGGTGCCGGCCACCGTGGCGGTTACGCGCACAACGTCACCAGCCCGGTAGCCAGTACCGGCAGCATTCACAGCAGCAGAAGCGACGACGCCGCTACCAGCAGTGAGGTTCACGGTTAGACCAGTACCGCTGCCGCCAACGGTTGCCACGCCGGTCTTGTTGGTTGCACCGCTGGCACCGTTGTTAATCACAGCCACTGCGCTGGCAGTTACTGCTGCACCGGGAACACCGCCGTTGCCCTTCCAGCCGCCGGGGCCAACGATGCCATTCACGCCGGTCACGCGATAGACCTGAGCGGTGGTGGCGGAGCCATCGGCGCGGGTGCCAGTGGCCAAACCCGAGGCCAGGGTCACAACAGCCTGGGCGCCAAGAGGATCGATGGTCTGTTGATCTTGCCAGTTCCAACCCAGTGCAGTGACTGTGCTGGGTGGATTGATAGTGGTGATTGTCGTTGCCATGAAAAAAGGGGGCATCGCTGCCCCCATCCTGCCAACAACTTGACCGAACTCAACCGTTGTGGATTTCAACCACAGCTTCAGGACGCAGGGGACCTGCGCCATAAGCCATCTTGGAAACCATCAGGGTGGCTTGGTGAGTCACGGCGTAATCGTTGCCGGTCATCTGCATGGTCAGATCACGCAGCTTCACGACACCAACTGCACCCTTCTGGAACGCAAGCATCTTGGTGGTGCTCATGTTCACAGAAGACAGCACAGTGTCAGTACCACCAAAGGTATAGCCCTGCTCGCCAGTGGGGGCAGTGACGTTGCCTTGTTGGATGTGGTTGCTGCTCAGGATAGTGAAGCCAGCCAGACGAGAAATCTGGCCAGAGGCATAACCACCGTTGGCGCCAGGCTGGTTGAAATCGCTGTTCACGGCCCGGCTGGACTGGATCAGCGTGTAGTACACGTCAGGCGAGCAGACGAGTACGCGGCCATCAGCGGGGATGTCCTTCTGGTCCAGTGCCTGAGCGGCAGCAAACACCGAGGCAACCAGGTCGTCCGGGGTGGGAGTGGCCTTGTTGATGTCGATGCGGGTGCCAACGCGGTACGGATCGTCAGGAGACAAGCCGGTGGGCAGGTTGGCGGTGAGGTCGCTGGTGCTGGTGCGAGCAGCCAGGGTCAGCACGCGGGCCAGGCGCTTGTCATAGCTCCGAGCCATGGCACGACCAAGCTCAACCGAGTAGATCGAGCGAATGTCGTAGTGGGTCTTGGCCTCATCCAGGTCGAAGATCGAGGCATCAGCGATCAGCAGATCATCGATCTTGATGACCACCTCGTTTTGGGCCATGTTGCCCTGACCGGTGAGCATTTCACCGGGGGTCATGTAGCGACTGGTGAAGCGGCCCGTCACGGGGAACTGGGCGCTCTTGCCGTTTTGAATCGAGCGGGTCTGGACCAGGCCATCGAAGATGCAGTTCCGCTCAAAGCTGGTCAGAACCTCTCCGGAAAAGACCTTGAGGAACAGGGCGTTGTCCTGTGCCCAAGTACCCGTGGTGTTGTTAATAGCACCGGGGCGAGACAGTGTTGCGTTAGGTGCAGCCATGATGTGGCTCCTAGTTGATGAAAGGTGTGCGGTTGATTAACCACTGAGGCTTCTTGCCTTCACCAACGTCGCGTCTCTGGGGTATCGGCGCACCGGCCCAGGAGCAGATCACGTGGTTGGTTGATCTGCTCCTTTTATAGCCCCTAACGCTGGAATCCGAAAATGGAATCAGGTGATGCAGCTATACGCCGCTCCACCTCTTGTCGATACCCAGCGTCCTTTTCGTACCTGGGATCAGCCATTGCTTCCGTCACTTGGTAACGAGAGCTGAACCCGCGAACTTCATTCGCAGGGGCGCGGCCACCAGTGAGCTTGGGCTCGTAGCCGTTCTGCATCATGTAGTCATACTGCAGACCCTTGAGGCTGTTGATGATTGCAGCCTGATCGCCAGAAGCCAACGCGGCGTTGTACGCCTCGGTCCGCTCAGGCGGCAGGTTGTTCACAGCCCAAGTGGATAGGCGTTGATACTCAGCTTCTCCTCCGGCCTGCTCAAGCACTGAGGTGCGGATGGCGGAGGCGGTGGCTGCGTCAATCCCCCCTTGATCAGGACCATCCTCGGAGTCGTCGTCTCCGGCATAGTCCTCAGCATCCTGCTGCTCGGGTGCTGGATCACTTGGCAGCTGGCCATTCTTGACGCGGCTGTACTCCCTTTGCAGGTTCAGGTACGCCTGGGCTAAGTCCTCGGTTGACTGGTATTTCCCCAGAATCAACCCTTCGCTTTGCCCTTGGGCACCCGCCTGTTCGTCGTAAAGCTCAGCGCGGGCTGCCTCAATCTTGGCTGACTCTTCGGCCGCAGCTCCCTGCTCTGCAGGGCTGCCTGACTGACCATCAAATGCAACTTCAGACATTGAACCCATCCCGAATAATCATGTGACCACCATCGGGCAGGGGCTGCGTATGCAAGCCCTTGCCTGGTGTCAAGCTTTTGTCACTGGGAGTTGGGGCTTCAGGCTGCGACTGCTCCTTGATCAGTTCCGACAGCTGTTCCTCCGCTGGGTTGCGGCGTCGCCGTTGCTCCACTCTGGATCGCTCCTTGTGCGAGTTGTTGTGCCAACATAGCCTGCTGTTGCTGTGCTTGCTCAGCCTGTAGTTCCTGGTCATCCTTAACCAGTCCAGCTGTATCAATGCCGTCCGCTGCAGCGAAACGACGGATCAACTCACTGGGGTTGATGTACTGCAGGAACTGCTCAGGACCAATGGATGCAGCAACTGTTTGCAGGAATGTGGTCAGCCGTTGCTTGTCATTGCCGCGGCCAATCGCCTCCAGGCCGGTAGTCACCTGAGGCTCAACCAGTCCCTTCGGCACCGGGGGAATGTCGCCCTCGCGCTCCATCAGGTGCATCACCCTGCGGATCAATGGCAGCTGCAGTTCGGCGCTGAGCATGGAGTACACGCCCGCCAATCCACGTTCAAGGCTCTCTGCCATAAGCCTGATCTCTTCAGCAGTAACGCGCTCCGCGTCACGCTGGATCGCCTCGTCGGCAAGGAACGTGTAGCTGAGCCTGCGCTCCAGCAACTGCATGGCCTGCAGGGCAACCGACATGTCGGATGACTTCTGCACCTGCAGCGCTTCCACGTCGGCTGCGTTGCCTGCAACGATGGCTCCGTTCTCAGCGCGGGCCAGCACATCAGCCCTGGTCGTGCCGTTGGGGTTGACCAGGAACAACGCCTTGGCGCTGATCAATGCACCCTGCACAACTGCCTTGCTCAGTGACTCCAGGCTCTGAAGATCACCCAGCACCTCCTCCACGAGGCCGCGGCCATAGCTTTCGCCAGCCACCTTCCGAAGCCTTAGGACCACCCAGGGGCTGGTCTCCAGGGAACTGAAGCCAGCGCTGCCAGCCAGCTTCTCCCCGTCGTATTCCTGATACCACTCAACCCGGTTGTCTTGGGGGCTGATGTTGACGTGGGTGTACACGTCTTCCCGCTCGTCGCTTTCGCCCTCGCCTGACTCCTTGGGCTGACGGACAGGCATGTAGCGCTCAGCCACCTGCTCACGCACCACGATCTCGGTGACGTTCCCCTCCGGGTCACGGTCAACACAGAACGACCGCAGGGTGTACATGCGGATTGCATCAGCACCGATGTATAGCAGTGCGTTGCCACCAACGATCAAATGCTTGACCGCTTCAAACAGGGCGGAGCGGGCCTGCAGTTGATCCAGGCGGCGCAGCACTTGGCGCTCAAGATCAGACAGAGCCTGATCGAGCTGGCTGAGCAGCTGCTCCTCCTGTCCGCCGCGCTGTTCCAGGTACTGCTGGATCTTTCCCTTGTCGATGGTTAGCCGGAAGAAGGGCTGACTCGGGGGCATCAGAGCAAGCAGCAGCTTGGCACTGAGGCTGTTGACGCCCCTAGCCCCTGCTCCTTGGTACAGGCTGGGGATGCTGTTGTACCTATCGCCACCCCAGCTGTCGTTCTGATCTGACTCAGGGATCAGCGTTGGGATGGTGAGCTTGCTGGCATCAATCGCACGCCGGAGGTAAAGGCTCCGGTACGGCTCCAGGTCTTTCCACCGGGACTGAGCAGTGTTTTTCATGCGATTTGCAGACCGGCGAGGTAAGGCGAAGTGGAGCTAGCGGGGGAGAGCATCGTCAGGCTGGACAGCAGGTTGGTGTCCTCCTGCTTCTTGTTGCTGCCGTAGGTCAGGTTGGAAGCGGTGGGCTCCATGTTCGGGACATAGGCACGAGCAAGAGCTTCGGCCTGACGACGCTGCTCCTCATAGGAGGCTTGGGCTGCAGCGGCCTGCTGCTGCTGAGCGAGGTTGGCCTGCTGGAACTGCTGCTCCTGCTGCATCATCAAGTTCTGCAGCCCAGCGATCTGCTCATCTGCTGCGCTTTGAGTTGCGGACAGCTGATCGTTGAACGTTGCCATGATGTCGGCAACGTTCTGATCATTACGCGTCTGCAGGTCAAGGATCTGCTGGGTCAGTACGTCTTGGCCTGTTGTCAGCGTGTCAATAGTGGTTTGAGCCCACTCCTGGTAGGCGTCGAACTGGCTGTTGATGTACCCCTGGGTGCCGGGCTTGTTGCCTTTGCCCCCTTTCCCACCAGTCCCGCCGGTTCCACCAGTCCCGCCGGTTCCACCAGTCCCGCCGGTTCCACCAGTCCCGCCGGTTCCGCCGCTGGCCGTGCCGGTTGCGCCAGCGGCAGCTCTGACGATGTTTCGTGGCAGGACAATCGGATTGATTGTCGAAGAACCACTGGTGTAGCCGCCATTGACGGAACGACTGGCAGGCGTGCTTGTGGTGCTGTAGCCGGCGTAGGCCGTGCCTGGATTCATCTGCAGGCCTTGAAGCCCGCGCAGTGCGTCAAAGGCTTTTGTGCCGGCTATTGCCGTGTTTGGTCCAAGCTTTCCACTGTTGAACTGGTTGACCAAGCCAGATCCAAGCGCAACGCCTTTGTTTTGGGCGTTGGCCATAACCTGGGCGACCGTCTTGCCTTTGGCATCGGCGATGCTTCTCGCTTCGCTCTTGCTAAGTACAGGACCAGCCGCCGCGATTGATGACACAGCTGCTGGCTTTGCAGGAGCGCCCATTGGGTTGACTCCGGCATTGGTTTGGACCTTTGTCGGAGAGGACTTTTTCTTACCCATCAACTAACCCCCTGAGAAAGCGAATGACAGATCTCTGACCAGAAGCGTACCGAATCTGATCAATAGAGTCATTCAGCTCAGGAGTTCTTTCGGGGAACAACTGATCAAGAGCGTCCAGCAATTCATCGTCAAGGTGCTTGGTGATGATGCGCTTCAACGTGTCGGGGGATTCCATAGCGTGACCTTGTGGGTGTTGAAGTCATACTCGCCATGTCGCAGGATGCGAGCTAGTCGCGCTTGCTGCGTGGCGTACTCGGGTGCGTTGTATAGATCAAGTTTCTTCTTGCTCTGTGCCTTCTCATACGCCCGAACAACCGCTTCCCAACAATCCACAGGCTGCGTGATGTCGAACTCCTTGACGAGTCGTGCGGCTCCCACGGGTCCCAGGCCGGGGCAGCCTGGGATCCCATCGGTCGAGTCACCCGATAGGTATTGCTGGTACGTGAAGCGCTCGGCATGTTCTGGCGAATTGGTCTGGATGACGTTGCCATTGACGCGTTGAACCACAAGTCCATCTTGATCCTCCACATCTTGCCCCTCATCCATCCACACGTGGATGCCAGGGATTTGCATTAAGTCTTTGTCACGTGCCGCGATGACGACACGCTCATCCTTCGCTTCCGGCATGGTGGCGAAGATCCCGATGAGATCGTCCGCCTCGATCTGGTGGAAGCAGAACGCGTTCGGCTCCCCCATGATCTCCGCCTTCAACTGCTTGTACCCAATCGGCTTGGGCTTGTTCTTCCGGTTCGCCTTGTAGCCGGGGTAGATCTCCTTGCGGAAGGCACTGGCTTCGGTGAAGCAGTGCCACACGTCATCCAAGGTGATCTCGAACTGGGTACACCAGGCCTCGACCTGTTGCCAGTACATCTCCCTGGCCTGGGGCAGCTCACTGTGACGCGTCCATACGTCGTCACCCAGCTGCACCTCTACCTCTGTGGCAGTGGCGGCACGCATCAGCAGCATGTCGCCGTCAAGCAGAAAGATGGTCACGCTGCAGCCCTCCCCTTAAGTGGTGTGTCATAGACCTTGATCACCTTGGGAATCGTTGACTTCCCGTTGGCGCCAGGCACCCACTTCACGTCAACGATCTCCTCTCTCACCTGCCTGGTGTAAAAGCGGTGATCGCAGTAGTGGCAGTGGCGACGCCTGATCAACTCGTCGCAGGCTGTGTTGGCCCTGGTGAGGATCACCTTGGTGATCCATGCCCCGCAGGAGGGGCAGTCAGGGCCTGTTGCAGATAGTCCCATCAGTTCGTTTCCTCGTTGGCAAGGTGTTCCAGGTACAGCCAGACAGGATCATCAGCATCGATGCCATGCTCAATGAACCATTGGGATAGGTCTTGCAGGCTGTAGAAGACAATCGACTTGTTGCCGACTCCACCGATGTACAGATCACTGACTCCATCTCTGGAGATGTGCTGCGCATGAACGGTGTCGCTGAGCCAGCTCTCCTCCACGACCGCAGGGGTGAAAGGGGTACTAGACATTTGTTGCATCTCTGAGCCGTTCCGCCACCCCATGTAGAGCAAGGGCAACGATCTCCGAACCCTTGGCCTTGCACTCCGCCGACCACTCATCCACCTCGTCGGCAATGATCTTGAGGGCGGACGCCATACGCACCGAATCAGACAGCGCATAACGCGAGTCAGGAAACCAGTAGGCGTCATTGCACCTTTGGATTAACGGGATAGCTCCTGATGGTGTTTCTAAGGATTCCGGCTGCGACTCCGTAACCGTTCCAGAAGGCTTGGGCGAACGACGTTTGGGCATAATCAGGGTTGGGTGCGTTGTTGAAGTGTTCAATGGCGTGGTCACACATCGAGTTGATGTATGAACCCCAGATGCGGTACTCAGTGTCCGGGTCTAGCGGCGCACAGGAGTAGCCGTAAGCAATGAGATTTCGGACTCCGGGTACTTGGTCTTCGCGTACTGGATCGCTGCCTGTTTGGTCGGAGCTTTGATCAGCTCCACCATTGGCTTCGCTGTTGGGAACTTGACCTGGATCTTCCATAGTGGGTGCTTAGGATCATCAGAAAAAGTGCGGCCGCGGTTGATGGGGTTGTACCCCTCGGCACTAACGATTGAGCTACGCATCGATCTCCTGGAATCGACAGAAGCTGCTCAGGTACTTGAGCTTGCACATGGGGCCAAGCTCGCCCTTGACCCGGTTCTTCTTCAGCCAACAGGTAGTGGTGTTGGCTTCCTCCTTGTCTTCAGCGCGGGGGTTGCGCTGCAACATGACTACGAAGTCCGGGATTTGGGCCAGACTGTGTGACCCTCTAAGTTCCGCAAGACTTGGCTCGCCTCCTTCTTCGTGAGATGGGCCAATACCACCGCTTCTGGAGAGGTGACACACGACGACCATCGTGAAGTTGAGCTCGACGCACAGCGTCTTGAGATCCTTGATGCAGCGATCAATAGCCCTGCGCTGATCAGCATTGAGGGCAATGCCATCCGCGAGCAAGGAGAAGTGATCAAGGACAACAACTTGGCACTGCTCCCCCAGGACATAATGTTTAACGGTGGCAACAAAAGAGTCGAAGTCATCACTGCCGAACTTGTCCAATAAGAACAGGTTGTTGGCGAAAGCGTCCATCGCTGAGCGAATGGTTGCCGGCTCCCGAGCTGCCCTCTCCTCTGGCTTATCGAGGTGAAGCGGAACGCCCATCTGTTCAGACAGCATTCGCTCCAGGCTGGTCTCGCAGCTTTCCTCAAGGCCGATGTAGGCAACCTTGACCTTGTGATCTCGGCAGAGATGCAAGGCGATGCTGCGGGTGAACAGGCTCTTCCCGATCCCGGTTCCCCCGGACACCATCACCAGCTGCCCCGGTTTCATGCCCTCGGTCATCCGGTTCCACCCGGCCCAGGGGTATGGCAAGCCAAAGCGGTGCTCAGGCTTGAGGACTTTCTCAAGGAGATCTGGTGCGTGGACAATCGCCTCCGGCCGATGGCGCCTGGCGTTGTTGATGGCTTCAAGGATGGCGTTGTAGTCATCGGCCATCCACGCCTCATTGGCGTCCTTGTAAGGGAAGCCTCCTGCGATAGCAGCAGTAGGGCCGATAAGTGCAGCCAGATCAGCAGCAGCCTTGCGGCCGGGCTCGTCTGTATCCATGAAGATGACGACCCGCTTGAAGCCCAGGATGTAAGCCAGCTGATCAGTGCATGACTTCTTGGCCGAGGCTGCTCCATCGGGGATCGAGGCAACAACAAACTTGTTTTGGTGGCGGTGCTTGTACAAGCACTCGTAGACCGACATGGCATCGACCTCGCCCTCGGTAAGGATGAGCGTGCCATCGGTGCCAAGGTGCTGGCCGAAGAGTTGGATCTTGAGACCCTTCTCCCGGCCAAGCCAGGCGAATTGCTTCTCGCCATACCGGATGTGCTGAGCAACGGTGAGCCCGTTCTCATCCCGGTAGTTGGCGATCTGCGCTTGCTGCCCTCGGTAGGTAGCAGCGTCATAGCCAAACAGGCGACAGGTCCGCTCGGTGATCTTGCGAGTGGGGACGCCTGCGGCCTTGCCAACCAGGAGGCTGGCCTTGGCGGTGACTGAATCAGTGCGTGGCAAGCCTGAGAAGGCTCGCTTTGCCGTTGTACTCATTGACTGTTTCCAAGGTTGTCCGTCTGAAGTGAATCGCTGTTGACATGAGAAGCAGTAAATAGAACCGTCTGGGTACTCGGTTGCTGCGTCCGAGCTCCCGCACTCCTCGTTGGGACATGGAATGTGGGTCGCGCTCCCTCTTGCCATTGCTTCATGAACTCCGGTGGGATGGGGATGGGACACCAGGCGATGCCGTGTTTAGAGCACCACTCTGAGTAGGTGGTTTTGCTTTGCTTGTTCAACGTCAAGTTGGGACGTTGCAGCGCCACAAAGATCGGCAGGCCAGGGTTGTTCAAGATCACCGCCAGGAACTTGGATCGTTCCGCCGGTGGCCACCAGCCCTTCACCTCCACATACACGTTGCCCACCTTGAAGTCGGGGCGGTACTTCCGATGCAAGACGTAGGAGAACCGCTCGCTCTCGTACTCAGGTGAGTAGCCCTGGTTAATCAGGGCTTGCTCCACTTCATCTTCAAGCTTGGAGCGGCGCTCCTTGTCGTTCTTGCTGCGTACTCGCCGGTTGTACCGGTCAAGCATCGGCGGCTAGGGCAGCGGCAATGTCGTCGATCTCGTCCGGCACCCAGCCACCTTCGATAGGCGCCAGGTCAGTCTCGATCTTCTTCATCTCTGCGATCTGGAAGCCAACGATCTGCAGGGACACGCCCTTGGCACCGGGCATGTCGTACACGTAGATGTCGTAGACCACCTTGCCCGTGGTGCCTGAGGGCACGCGGTCGATAGTGCCGGTGACAAGGCGGCCGAGGCTGTCGTACAGAGCAGGGGGATTGTTCTGCTTGATCTCTCCGGTCTTGGTCTGGTAGGTGGCGTTGCGCTTGAAGTTCCAGAGCAGGTTGTCGGGGTCCATTTCCTTCTCGCCCTCCTCATTGCGGCGCTGCGAGGGGCGGTAGGGGAACTTCAGCTTGTCGTCCGTCTGAGGGAACTTGGGGTTGGCGGCACGCTTTGCAGCAACAGCTGTTGCGATGTTCTCCATGATGGTGTTGGAGTCTTCCAAACTGAGAACAAAGCCGAGGTTCCACTCGACCTTGCCGCTGTTGGGGTTCTCGCGTGGTTCGACAATGCTGCCGAACACCATGGCTCCGATGGGAGACACAAACTTGGGCACGAATTACTCCTGATGAAACGTGGGTAGGCGGGTCTTACATGGCGTGGACCGAAGCTCACCACCAATGCCCGCTGGGCAAGATGATAGAGGCAATGTTGAATGGTGTCAACAATGCGTCAAGTGAACAAGTAGCGGTTCTCGCCGATGCGGCTGCGGTCCAGCGTGCCCACCATCGGCGGGTCAGGGACTTCAGCCCCAAGCAGAACCTCAACCATCTCCTTGTGTTTACGCAGGTGGTCCACCGAGTAGAAGCGGTGCCACTGATCATTCAGCTCTGACTGCAACGTCTCCACGTACTCCAGCGTTGTACCGAAGCAGTCATGGATCGTTGCAATCGGATGCCTGTACGTTCCCCAGTGGGCAACAAAGCGCTGCAAGTACGCCGCATCCATGCTGTGGATGAAGTCAGGCACCAACTTGCGGGCTGTCTTCCGCTTGTCTGGCTTGCAACCAGTGGCGTCATTCAGGCTCAACCTGATGGTCCGCTTGGCCAGGTTCAGCTCGATGTTGTCCCGCTTGGTGGCTGACTGATAGCACTCAATCGCCAGCCCGTTGGGCGTGAACCAGTAGGGCCGCAGTCCTGCATCGATCTGCAGGTTGCTCAACGTCACCAGCCACCGGCTCAGGTCTTTCACATGAGGCAGCGCCTCGTTGACCACGTTGTTCACGGTGGTGGCCAGGGTCAAGGCCAGGTCCAACACCCGCAGACCTTCATCAGTGAGGAAGTCACCCACCTCATCCCGCAGGTACAGCTTGATCTCCTCGGCCAGGCTCAGGTAGCTGCGCCCATAGATCACGGGCATCAGCACCTTCTTCCATAGGGAGCGAGGGATCTCGTGGTTGCGCCACCACTCGAACGCCTTTTGCTTCCGCTCGGGGTGCTCTTGCTCGCACTGCCAACGGATCCTGGTCTTGACCAGCTTTCCGATGCCCAGATACAGGTCAGCTGGCTTGCTGCCAATCACGTTGGTGTACTGAGCCAACGTGCCATCACCCGTCAGGCAGGCCACGTGGCCCCAGCCTGAGCAGGTCTGATCCAACCAGTGGATGGTGCCGCTGCAGTAGCCGGGGTCCTCCAGGTATTGGTGCCAGTCCCGGCAGAGCTGGATCAACCGCCAAGGTTCTTTGGCCCGCTCCCAATAGCCGATGTTGCCGAGCGGGTCACCACCCACCCTGCCCACCACGGTGGACATGAGTTCCAAGTAGCTGAGCCTGTCTGCTGGGTGGGGCGGTGTACCGAGGGCCTCGCCCAGGCTCCAAGCGAACGCCTTCTCATGCCCCTTGATCGGGCTGCGCTCGTGGAAGCGGGTCATGCTGCGCAGGTGATCGGGGCCCTGGATGTTGAGCTGGGCACCCCTGCTGTACAGGCGGCCCCGGTGATCCATGTGCCAGACAAACCAGATCGAGGGCGCCTCCTCCAGCCGGCGGTATGCAATCAGTGCATTGATGAAGCGGGAACGCTGGCCGTCCTTGCGTTGATCGCTCTTCCACTTCCACACCGCCTTCCAATAGGCAGAAGGACCTAGGCCCTGCTCCTTGAACTCAGCATCGACGGGTTCAGCCAACCGCTCACGCTTGGGCAGGCTGCCCATCTCGTGGCCCAGGTTCCAGCACGCTTCAGTCAACGCCACCTGCGCGTGGTCCAGCTCGTAAGCCTGGGCCTGCAGCAGGTTGATGCTGCCCAGCACGCAAGGCAGCATCCGCTTGCTGACTTCAGGCCAGCGCTCCCACCCAACGGTGGACACGGTTGAGCCGATGCTCAGATACCCGCCTCCGGTATGGCCGGACCATGGCCGCGGCGGCTGGACCATCGGCATGTACAGCGGCCGGAACAGGGTGGCCGCCTCCCGCCAGCGCTTGAGGAAGTTCCAGTACAGCGGGGTGTAGCGGACCATCCGGGTCTTGCGCCGGTGCTTCACCTGCACGAACACCTCCAGCATCTGGGTGCTCATGGCCACGCACTCGATGAAGAAGGCACCCAGGGCAGCCCGCTCCACATGCTTGAGCTCCCTGTAGGCCGCGGCCTTGCGGAACCCCTTGTCCCGTAGCCGCTTGCGGATCAGCCCCATTGACAGGTCGTTGTTGCTGGCCAGCCGCAGGCCCTGCAGGTGCAGGCCACGCCCCCATGAGGGATGGGTCAACCAGAGGACGTACTCAGCCCGTTTCCCGAGAATCCCGCAGATCTGGTTGTAGGGGCGCTCGTCGTTGAGGTTGCCCAGCAGGTAAGCAAGGCTTTCAAGTGCAACATGCCGGACAGCCTCACGGCTGTGCATCAATGCCCAAATGTGATGTTGGCGGCCAGGAGAGAGCTTCGATTTCTCATAGATCTCCAGAACTTTTTCGAGATAAAGAGATGCCAACCGTTGAACGATTGTTCCACTCGCTCCCTTCTGCCATCCATCTCTCAGGAAACGGCTTGTGCTCGTAGATCTGCACCACTCCTCCAGCTCAAGCTGTGGTTGCAGTGGTTGCTTGACAGCGTTTGACTGTTGTTCGGACATTCTCAGGGATCTCAGTGGGAATCCCTGTTCTGGCCTGGGTTCTTGCGCGGTGGCAATCTTTGCCCGGATTTTAAGTCCGCTGCGTCTACCAATTCCGCCATGCTCCCGCGGGGTCAGATCCTAGGCCAGGACAGGGTTTTTCAAATCAAGCTTGGTTGCTTGGTTGCATTTCTGGTTGCTCTGGTTGCAACCAATTCTCACGCATTAGACACCGTTCAACAGTTGACCATTGGTTGCAGATTGATACCTGCGCCGTGGATGTAACGCTGGGTTACTGCAAGGCACTTGTGCCCCGCCCACTGCTGGATGGCCGGTGCCTGGTGGCCCTGGCTGGCCAGCTCGGTGATCCGGGTATGCCGAAGCGTGTGGATCACCCATTCCTTCCGCACCGTGTCACCTAGGCCCAGGGCGTCGCACGCGTCGTGCTTCGCATCTGAGTAGTGGGTGAGGTATGTCCAGTAGCGGATCGGGAAGACGCGTTGGGTCTTCCGGGCCTTCATCGCCTTGAGGATTGAGAGCACCTCCTCAGAAGCAGGCAGGCGGCGAGGCATCGAGCCCTTGGTCTTCACGAACTGAACCCAGGCCCTGTTCAGATCAACCCGATCCCAGGTCAGGTTGAGGGCCTCGCCGACACGGCAGCCCATTTGACGGAGGAACAGGGTGATGGCGATGGACAGGCGCTGCTCGCGCTTCTCCATGCCGTCCAACAGGGCTGCGAACCACTCGTCTGAGATGACCAGATCACGCGGCTCAGGCGTGCGCAGGGTGCGCTTCTCGGGCAGCAGCGGTGGCTGATCGATGTAGCCAAGCCGGGTGGCCCGCTTGAGCATGATCGAGGCGGCGCTGATGTACTTGAGGATCGTGGTGTTGCTGAGGGGCTCGCCCTTGGGGCCAGCAACCCGCAGGTCAGCCACCAGATCGTCAAGGCGGCGCATGGTCAGCTCCCTGATGTGGGTGTCAGGGCCAAGCATCCGCACGAGGCGGTGGGCGTTCTTCATCTGAGAGTCATCCTTCCCGGCCCAGTCGATCTGCTCACAGACCCGAACCAGCTGGCCCAGGGAGCCCTCGCTGGTAGGTGGGAAGGGCCGCTCGTGGGCCTTGACCTTGGGTGCCGTGGCAGCAAGGGCCTCGGCCTCCCATTCAGTTGCCTCCCTTTCAGTATCGAAAGACTTGGAGAATCGACCGTGATCAGTGGTGACCTGGGCATACCACTTGTTTCGGTCACTCCGGAACCGTACTGCCATAAGTGATCATCTCCAATAGGTGAAGGAATTCGGAGCCCTTTTGTGTCAAATAGACCTGCTTGATCCGCTCGTCATGCGGGTTGTCGCGTGTTTCCACCCACTGCATGGCCACTTGACCCTTGTTGTCGCTGCGCCCTTTCGAGCCCATAACATCGACCGCCCTAGAGACAGCCGAAAGGGTCAAGCTGCAGTCAGTAGCAAGCTCTGACTGGGTTTGGCCTGGTTTGAGTTGGATGGCTAGCAACAGCTCCAGCTGGCTTGCGCGTAGCTGGGCGTGCTCACGCCGGCAAAACCGCATTGCCGCGTGGAGTTTGGACAGATTTGACATTGCAAGGTGCTCTCACAATGTCAACGTAAGTCAAACGTTGCCTATGCGGTGCATCACTTGACTGTGTTCAAGCAGCTCATCGGCGGAAGACTTTATAAAGGTTGATCAGTGAAAAATCAACAATCAGGCACAAGTGCAGCACAAAGCAGCACTCAATCCGCACGGCCTTAGTAACCCCACTGTGGAACACCACGGTCGGCACCTCCAGCAACCTGGTACGGCTCCTGGACAGGCTCAGGTAGAAATCGACCGGGAGCCAAATGTTCATGCCAGATCTCAGCGTGTTCCGATGTAAAGAATTGGGGATCACCTAGCTGTATTGCGAAGCAGCCTGCAGTTAACCCTATCGCAATACCCAACATGTTCCAGCGATTCATTAACTTTTCTCTGAAGGGTGGTTAATTGACTCGTGTGACAGCTTTTGACTGTTGAATGCAGGCATGTTTTTGCCACGCAAAGTGGGCACAAGGCCGCGGCCTTCCCACCTCCAACCGAGGCCAATCAAGGCCTCAACATGGTGTGCAATGAGGGCTTCCAGATCCATCACCAGCCTCCTTTATCCCAGCCACAGTAGGTAGAGCCGCTGTTCACGCAGTTCTTCATCCGCTGATCCTTCAGGTTGTAGATCTCCTGCTGCAGATTGCGGATCTCCTGCTGCTGTTGTGACTGCCCCCACGGCTGGCCGTACTGAGTGCTCGGCTGGCCATAGGTGCTAGGTGCCGGATAGGCCCCGGCAGGAGCCGGAAGAAAGGCGGCCAGAGCGGCCGCCGTGATGCAAAAGTGCTTCATAATTCAGGTTCTGATCGGTGACGCTGTAACGCGTTCTCAAGTAGGTGTGCCACTAGGTTAGACATGCTTCGCCCCTGTTGAGTAGATAAGTGGGCGATGCGCTCAAATACAACAGTCGGCAGAACCACGGTGAGCCGTGGGTTGGATCTGTGGTGCATGATCAGGCATTGCAAGGTGCAACAGGGAGCCCAGATGAGGCTCCTAGAAAAGCCCCGCAGGGCCTCAGTAGGAGCGTCAGAGGCAGAACCGCTCCCGGTAGTCAGTCATCACCTCGCAGTAGAGGTGAACGCCATCCTTGATTCGCTCGATTAGCTCTTCATCCTCAAGCTGTGCGTCGTAGCTCGCCACCTGAAACAGCCTGTGGATCGTGAGCAGCTGGGTTTCGTGCTCGCACATCCATGCGGCGAAGCGAACAGGCGAGCGATACGGCAAGCCCGGCAGGCCTTCGTTTTCCGTTGCTGTGAGTTCTTCTGTGAGTTCCATTGTTTCGGTGCGATTGGAGGGGCTTGAGGCCCCTAGAGAAGCCCCGTAGGGCCTCAGTAGGAGCTTCAGACCTTCACCTCAACCAGCCGCAGCTGGTGGCTGGGATAGCGCGCAACCATCCGCCCCAGCTGCTCAACTGCTGCGGCCTTGGTTTGGTGCTCGGTATAGGTGCGGTAGGAGCCATCTACCCTCAGGGTTTGCACAACCCAGTGATCAGAGCCGGTGAGGCTGTTCGGCGGGTAAAAGAGGCGCTCTTTCAGCTTGAGACTTGCCATGGTTTGGATTTGCAAGGTGTGCTGTTGCTGTTGATCAGGCTGTGTGGTGCTTGGCCTGCAGGCGCAGGAACAGCGCTTCGATTTGATCGCTTGTCAGCAGGACCCTTTCTTCGCCGCCCTCCTGTGTTGTGAACATCAGGGGCCGGCCGGCGATCACAGGCATCTCGTTGCACCACACATCGATGCAATGAACGAGGAAGTCGGCTTCGATGCGGTTGATCATGGGTGAGGTTGCAAGGTGTTCTTTCAGGAGCCGCGAGAGGCCCCTAGAGAGGCCAGGAAGGCCTCAGTAGGAGAATCCAGGCACAACCTCCCTTCAACAGTTGAAAGGAGGCAACAGGAGCTCAGCAATAAAAGGGCTCCTGAGGGTGCAGCTTCACTGCAAAGTCAACGTCACGCAGTCGGCCAACCCAGCACCGCAGGCGCTCACTCCAGGTCGGCGTGGTGTTGGGCATGATCAAATCGTTGATCAGATGCGAGCTGGGGCAGGAGCTCCAACCCACACCCATCTCATCGTTCGCCCGTTGCAGCTCCCGATCCTCCAGCTTCGCCAGGTGATCAACAGCGTCCGGGTTGATCGGCTCAGCCCACCAGCCCAAGGTCCAATCAAAAAAGCCACTCTCTGCCACGTTGTGAACGCGGAACACTTGGAAAGGGCCGTAGTTGCCGCGCACATCGCCACCTAGGTGCGTTTCAACCACAATGAACACGTCGTCGCAGTAGAGCCAGTCACTGCGATCAACAGGAGCAAACACAGAGAAAACAAAGTTCTCTGAGAAGTCATTCTCTGAGTTGTAAGTGTTGTCTCTGGTGACGTGTTCGTATTGCTTGTGAGTCAGTCGGGCAAGCCACCGGCAGAGAGCGTCTTTCTGTTCAGTGGCCCACCCATCGGCGTTGATGTGTTCGGGCAGCTCCAAGGGCACGCCTAGAGAGGCCTCCAGGTGGCCGGCTGTGTCAAGGCTGCAGCACTCCAGATAGTGCGGATCAATGTGGATGAGGTTGGAAGCCATGGTCTGTGGTTGCAAGGTACACGTCATGAGGCAACAGCACCTCATCCCTCAATGAGAGCACACACCTTGCCTCCTGTCAACAGGTGCCTCCCCTCAACCTCTCCCCTAGGTGCCGAGCGCAGCGGAGGGCCGTCCCGGAGGCGGCCGCCACAGCGGCCGACCTCAGGCCCGCAGCAAGCGAGCTCACCTCCCTCTTCCCCTCCCCTTCCCCTCTCATCCCTTCCCCCTCCCCTTGGTTGCATTTCCACCGGATCGCCCCATCTCACCCGTCACCCACCCACACCAGCTCCCACACACCTCAACCCAAACCACTCACCAAACCACTGAGTAACTCCTAAGTAACTCCTAATTAGGAGAGCTTCGCTCTCATCAACAACAGCAAATAACTCATCTCTCAACCTCACCACATCCCCAAAGGTGAGCTCGCTCGTTCCGGGCCTGCTCGCTCGCTACCCGCGAGCTCTCCAAGACGGCCCTCCACTTCACTCGACACCTCCCCTCTCACCTCCCCTTCACCCCCTCATTCACCTCCCCCTCACCCTCCCCGGGTCGGGTGGGCATGTGAAGGATCTGTGCACCCATCTGTGCACCTGAGGGTGAACCTATCCCCCTCCCAATCCTTTGGTTGCAAATCCAACGGACTGGTGATCCTCTAAGAACCCTGTGCAGCACTGGCTGGTTGCAAGTGCTGCACAGGCGTTCAGATGCACACCCCCTTGGGGGGAAACACCTGAGCGCGTGAGTGCGTTCACCCGCTTCCAAATTAGGAACGGGATCTGGTGTTGGAGCAACCGAGGTTGGCCCCTCGCGAGCCTCCATAGGTGTCGCCAGGAAACGGGGTGGGGGGGGTAGGGGTTGGAGGGGGGGGGAGAGCCAGGGGGGATTGGGGGGTATTGAGGGAGTGGGAGTTAAGGGTGGCGAGTATGGATGAGGGAAAGTGCAGGGCGATGATTCAGAGGATGAGGGAGAAGGAGATGAAGGAGGGAGCTGGGTGGAACATGAATACGTTGAGGGTATATGGGATGTTGAAGGAGAGGATTAAGTGGTTGAGGGAGCAGAGGGGGGTGAGGTTGACGACTGAGTATGAGTTGAAGAAGAGAGAGGATGATCTGAGGGCGGAGAGGAAGATCCAGGAGGAGTGCGGAGGAGAGGTGAAGGTGGATGTGGTTGGGGCTAGGCCGTTAGGGGGAAGGGTGAGATGGGAGGGGGAGGTTGCAAAGAGGAGGGAATGGGCGAGACAGCAGAGGGCGAAGAGAGAAGCGAGGAGGCACTGGTGAACTGGACGGAGATCCTGCGGAGTGCAGGGGTTCCTGATGCACCTGGATACCAGGAGCTACAGGCGGAGATGAGGGAGGAGAAAGCGTGCCAACCTGTTGACACCGTTCCACAGAAGAAGAAGAGGCGTAAGAAGAGGTGACGCAAACCCTCCCCCTGCCCCAGTTCATTACGCTGTTGATGCGTGAGTTGAACATGGCGGATGCTCCAACGCCAGTACAGCTGCAGATCAGTGACTATCTGGAGAATGGGCCAAAGAGGAGGGTGATTGCAGCATTTCGGGGGTGTGGTAAGAGCACGCTCAGTGCCATGTATTTGCTGTGGAAGCTGTATCACGACCCTGACGAGAAGTGTCTGATCATCAGTGCCTCCATGGCACGTTCAGAAGCCATGAGTGCCTGGTTGCTGCAGACCATTGGGCGGGTGCCCTGGTTGAAGCACATGCAGCCCGACAGTCATGACGGGCGGTACAGCCGAATCAACTTCGACGTTGGCACCTGCAAGAACATCGAGCAGAGCCCAAGTGTCCGCGCTGCGGGAATCACGGGGCAGATCACAGGCTCCCGTGCCAGCACGATCCTGGTTGACGACTGCGAAACACCGCAGACCTGTTTGACCCAGGTGCAACGGGAGAAGCTGCGGAACTCGTTGAACGAGCTGGAGGCGATCCTCAAGCCAGGGGAGGGACCAGAGATTGTCTATCTGGGAACACCCCATAGCTCAACGGACAGCATCTACTTCGCGTTGCAGCGTGACCTGAACTACGACATGCGGATGTGGCCAGCTCGGGTGCCAGCTGACCCCACCCCATACCGCGGAGCCTTGGCCCCCCTGATCCAGAAAAGAGTGGGCATCTCGGATGGCCGGCCTACGGACACCCGCTTCTCGGAGGATGAGCTGCTGCAGCGGGAGCTGAGCATGAGCCCCATGCAGTGGAAGCTGCAGTTCCTCCTGGATGCCACCCTCAGTGACATTGAGCGCTACCCGCTGCGTTGCGCTGACCTGATGGTGATGACCATCGATGGCCACTTGCCGGAGGTGCTCACCCACGAGAAGGCGAAGTACCTGGCGTTGGATGACCTGCCCTGCGTTGGCATGGCACATGACCCGAGGTTCTACCGCCCAGCCCAAGTAGAAGGCACAGTGCCTGTTGGGGAAGTCCCCACGGTCATGGCCCTAGACCCCAGTGGTGGGGGCAGTGACGAGTTCGCCTGGGCAATCGTCAAGGCATGGGCTGGCAACTACTACCTGATGGAATCCGGTGGACGCCTGGGGGGCGTTGGCGAGAGCTTGTGGGAGAAGATCGCCTCCCTGGCCAAACAGCATCGGGTGAACGAGATCCTGGTGGAGACCAACTTCGGCGGCCTGGAGATCTACGCCCAGTTGCTCAAGCCATTCCTGGTAAAGGCTGGGGCCAACTGCCGGGTGGAGCCGATCCGCTCCAATCAACGGAAGGAGCTACGGATCATCGACACCCTGGCTCCGGTGATGCAGACGCATCGGATGGTGGTGGATCGGCGTGTTGTTGAGGCGGACGCCGAACTGCTTAGGGCTGCGGTGGAGGACAAGGACAGCTCCTACAGCCTCTTCTATCAAATGACGCGTCTTACAGCAGACCGTGGCTCACTGCTGCACGATGACCGTCTGGATGCCTGGGCGATGTGCGTCCAGTGGTTCCAGGAACAGGCGGCACAGGATCAGCAGGTACGGCGTGATGCCCGCAGCGTTGAAATGCTGGAGGCAATGATCGGTGACTGGCACGGCCATGTGGTGATGACACCAGACCGGATGGCCATGGGGATGACGCTGGAACAGGCGCGGGCTGCTGATGCAGGAGAAGGGTGCAACTGGATCTAACCTTGCCGCGAGTCAAGTAAATCCATGACCTACGACCCGAAGTGGCGCCGTGAAGATGAGCGTCGGATGGAGTGGCTGGACAAGCTGTACAGACTGGACGGAAGGCAGCATGACTGCCACCCCAGTCACGGGCTATTCACCGGGCTGGTGGCCAAGTGGGGGCCGATGCCCTGGAAGGTGAACTGATCAGATACCGCGGATCGTGTCCCGGCGGATCTCCAGCATGTCCAGCGTGCCTTCACGGAGCTGCCGGGCACGACGAGCGTTCCACTCGTAGAGCAGATCGTTGCTCAGCTTTGGGAATCGCAGCTGTACCCAAACGGGCAGATCATCTTTCTTCAGCTCTTTGCGCCCTTTTGCCTTTGTGTCTAGGTGGTCAAGCAGCATCGATTTGGCGGCATTGCGCTCAGATTTCGTCAAAAAGTCGCTTTGGTCGCTCTTGTGCCTGAGGTCTTGGTTTTCTGAATACGCTTTGTCGTAAGACGAGCCGTACTGAGGATTGCCTTTGTTGTCGGCCCGGAAGGCGTCATGAAAGGCGCCACGCATCCGGCCTTGTGCGGTTTCCGAGAGATCCATGAAGAACTTGTGAACCGCCCTGTCTTCGGGGGCGGATTGCTTGCTCCTGGGGTTTGGATTGGTGTTGTTGAGCCGTTGCTTGTTCTCGGCCCCAATCGGGTCCCAGTTCTCGATGACCTGTTGATTGCGCTGGTTCCGCTGAATCGTCAGGTCTTGCAGTGCCTTGTTTGGCTCGCTTCTGTACCGAGTCATTGGCTTGCCGGCCTGCCGGAACATCCGGCCAAGGGGCAACGGCTGTAGCCCAGCCACTTCGCCCATGTCCTGCTCCAGCTTGCTGGCGTCGAACTGCTGGGGCTCCGGCTGGTCCTGGTCGATGAAGACGAGCGCCATGACTTATCTCCCCTGCCCGCGGTATGCCTTACGGCCGGGCTTTGGCTTGCTGCCGCGGCCACTGCCCTGCGTTGTCTTGTGATGCACCGGCTCCTTGCGGGGTACAGCACCGGTGCCGGTCTTGGAGCGGACAGCCATTACTCAAGCGCCTCCAGGGCATCACGAAGGTTGGCGTTACGCAGCTGCTGTTCTTTCTCCACCGTGAGGTGGTGGCTGGTGACGTAGCAGCAGTTGGTGAACCCGTCCTCGGTCAGACAGACCTGGATCAGTTCGGGCTCAATGCAGTCGATGGTGAGCATCAGTCCGGGGTCATCGTCATGAGTCGCTCCAGTTCTTCTGGAGTTGGCATGGCCGCTTGTATTTGCTGAAGCGGCACTGACGCCTCAACTGTTGCG